AATCGGCGGCGTAACCAAACGCTACGTCGAATATCTCGACCCCGACCTACACGTTGACTCAGCTTTGACCTACAGCGGTAGTGCGATCACCGGCATTACGTCAGGCGGTCTCGCGCACCTCGAAGGTAAGACGGTAAGCATTCTGGGCGATGATGCAGTGGTGCCGAACGCAACGGTCAGCAGCGGCAACGTTTCATTCGGTGGCGCATCTGTCACAAAAGCCGATATTGGTCTTCCTTTTACTAGCACGTTAAAGACGCTCGCAGTCGAAGGTGGTAATCCTGCCGGAACAGCGCAGGGTCTACAAAAAAGATGGAATGAAATCTATGTGCGATTGCACGATTCATTTTTTCCAAAGATTAATGGGATTCGACCACCGGTCAGATCACCCGCGACAGGCATGGGAACAGCTGAACCAAAAACAACCGGCGATGTCCGGGTTAGAAATGAAGGAGTTGATTTGGACGGACAAGTGACGATTACGCAAGATCTTCCCGGCCCGACTCACTTGCTGTCGATCTTTGGCACTCTTTCAGTGAACGGAGGTTAGGAATGGCAATTGATCCGGCAACAGCTTACGTTGTCACGACTGCTGTTTCCGCTTTTTTGGGAAATTCAGCAGCCGACGATGCAGCTGAACGTGCAATTGAAATTGGAACCGCTAACGCAGAAGATTTAAGAACAATTTCAGTCGCTAACGCTGATGAAGTTGTAAAAGTTGCCGGTCTTAATGCCGATGCAATTCTTGCGACGGCGAGCCTTAACGCTGACAGCACATTAAAAATTGCAGAAACGAACTCTCTAGCGTTCCTGACTTCAGCTCGAGAAAACATTGATTTAGCCGCAACTGAAAATGTTGAGGTCTTGCGGCGCCACGTTCTTCAGGAAAATGCACTTAGTGGATCGATTCGCGCAGCTGCCGGTGCAAGCGGTGTTCGTATCGGGGCCGGTTCCCCATTGGAAGTTCTTATCGATGCCGTCGAGCAGGGATATGGTGAGCGTCAATATATGGCGAACTATGCCAAGAAGCGCATTCAGATGATGGGAAATGAAAGTATTCGAAGAGCATCAATCACCATGATGGATGCCGAGGAAAGAGCAAAGGTGCTTATGGAAACTGCTTCAATGCAAGCAATGATTACTCGAGAAGAGGGCGCGTCATCAGCTCGAATAATGCTGAACGATGCGGAAGCTAACGCAAGATCAATGGAGCGTGGCGGTGCAGCTTATGCCTCAAGCTTGCGAGCCGGCGGTACAGCGACATTGATTAATGGGTTAATGAACGCCGGAAACGCTTATCTTCAGTATGGCTCTCCGAGCGCCGCTTCGCCGACTGCTTCTTCGCCGGCCTTTATTGGGCCGACAGTTGGCACCTCCGGCGGATATACAGGCGGGTTTTCAGCGGGGTATTCGGGATAATGAGAATGCCACGTTTTCAATATTCGAGCAGTCCTTCAATGTCGGGCGCCTATTCAAGCCCGGTGTTACGAAGCGCGCCTACGTTACGCACTCCGGCATTACGAAACACATCCAAATATTTGCGAGATCCTAGAGCCGGACAGCGCAATATGCAGCTCGAGGTTCAAGCTGAACTGGACAAAGCAAAACCATTTCAAGCTTTAGTCGCCGGGGCGGGTGAGATTGCCGAGACCTTTTTAAAGGCAGACATGAAAAGCAAGTTGACCGAAGCTGAACTCAATCTTCGGATTACGACTGAAGGATTGCTTGCCAACATGAAATCCATGCCGGTTGGTGCAGCTTCAACAACGATTGATGGCAAAACAGGCCAACCAGATACGAATTATCGTGCGGTTCACGAAACATCACTTGCAAGCTTTACCGATGAGTTTTCTCGCCACAGAGAAAAGTTATCCAAAACACTACCTCGGGCAGCAAAAGACCAATTTCTCGCCGGTACAGCTGCATATGTCGCATCAGCTGAAGCTCAAGCTCAAGCGATCAATCGAAAGCAGCACGTTGCCTATTTGCAAGGCACAGTTTTTAGTAATTTGAGAAAAGCTGAGACTCTTGCCGAAATCGATATTATTGCCGGCGGTGCTGATGCGAGATTGGTTTACGCGCAAGATGATTTATTGAAGTTAGTAGACGCTCGAAAACGCGAGTTAGCCAATGACTACTTTGCGACCACAGTCATCGCAGAAAACACGCAGCTCGGATTAGAGAATCTTGAAAACGTTTTTGCAAATAACAATAGAGAATCTCAGCTTGATGATGAAAACGGCGATACGATCCCAATGACAGGCGCTCAAATGAGACAGTTTGAATTTATGGGTCATTTAACCGCAGATGACAAACTTGCGTTCGACACAAAGATTCAAGCCAAGATTAAACGCTTACAGGCTGAAGACGAGCTTAGAAAAGAATCTAATAAGAACTCAATAATGGGCGAGATTTATAACAATCCTGATCCAAACGTTTACACCTCTGACGCCTTCACCGCAGCTGCCGCAAGTGGCGAAATTAATTTTGAAGATATTCCTGATCTTGATGCGATAGTTAAAGCGCAAATTGTCGCAAGATCGCAAGCTGCTCCTGCAACCGATGTTTCTCTTCAGAATCATATTTTGGACAATATCGGTGATTTTGCTTATCGAACTGAAAGGTTGATGACGATGCCTTTGGATCCGAATTTTGCAAAAGAGGCGCTTGAGAAAAGACGAAGATTTGATCAGGGTATTCCAGATTGGAAAGATAAGAACAACCCTGCCGGTAATAAAGGAGCAAGAGCAAACAGAATTTTCGAAAATGCGTTTTATCGCAAAGATGGTGGTTTTATGGATGCAATCTCAATCTTTTCGCCAGATAGAGTTGAGCAGCTAAACGACCGTTACTTTATCGCCGCGAAAGAGTTAGATGAGTATGCAAACAACGAGATAGATCTCGCGATGGCTGACTCGGAATACACGTTCGATGAAGCGTTCGATAACATCTATTTGAAAGCCGAGCAGTTAGCGGAAAAAGAACGTCAATATTCTCAAACCGTTAAACAAGAAAAAGGCGCATTTGATCTAGCGAAAGATGCCGGCTTCACTGGAAGCACAGGCCAATTTTCTCAATATAACACTTGGTCAAGAAACAATAATCAGTTTACTTTCGACGATGTTCTGCAAATGGATCCCGGCCCGGCTCGAACTGAAAAAGCAAAAACATTGCAAAGTTTTGGTTGGACTTTTGATGCAAAGTTTTTCGAGGAAAAGCTAGAAACTCAAACAGCAGAGGAAAAGTTAAGCACCGTTGAAAAGATTTGGAATGCGGTGAACCCTTTTGCTCCAGAGGATGAATAGATGAGTAATTGGACGCCACCAATGCTCACCGATCAGCAAATCAACGAACGGTTTGAAGCGCAAACAGAAGCTGAAAATCAATCAATGAGAGATTGGATTAACACGACCAACGACGAGAATTTCAATACAACAGAAGATGATCTTCGCCAAAATCCACAGTGGATTCTCGCCAGTAGGGTTTTATACAACCAAAACAACGGCAAGAAGTTCTCTGGAACTGATCAAGAAGCAGCCGACTATGGCCTCGATCAAATGGGTGCATTCAATTACTCATTCTTTAATATGGATGCGCCGTGGGCTGAAGAAGATACAGTCGGTATGGTTGGCTACCTTTCAAGGATTCAAGAGTTTGATGATCGCGGCAAGCTTGCCTTCTTGCTGTTGATGAACACCTACGACGAGAAAGATGTCACTTGGGAAGGTGTCAAAAGAGGTTTTTCAAATGTTTTCCAAGATCCTACGACTTATGGCGGTATTACTACGCTCGCCAGTCTCGGCGCGAAATTTTCGGGACGGTCAGCTGTCAAAAGCGGAGTGAAGGCTTGGCTTGAACACGCAGCGCATGGCACTTTTTCCCGAACAGGCATGGCGATTGGCGCCTTTGAGGGTGGAAGCTATACCGCAGCCGATCAAGTTTATCGCGAAAGAATAGACGCAGAGCTTGGGGATCGAGAGGCTTTTAGCGATCTATCAGGGTGGCTATTGGAATCTGCACCTACAATCGTTTTGGGAACAACTATCGGCGCAGCTATCCCCGCAGCGGGAATGGCAGTCAATCGGCTTCGACCTCGACCCGATATTCCGGTTCCTGATCGACCTGATCTTATTGTTGAGGAAGTAAACAAAAACGGCAAACTTCAACGAAATGTTCGAGTTGATGAAGCTGCATTTGATGTTGACGCAGAAAATTTTAACTTTCCTGATCTAGAACCAACTCTTGCTGACAATCACAGACTTATTGCACAAGACAGTCAGGCCCGAAATAAGAAAGGCTTTGGCGAGCAAAGCGAATTCTTCAATCCAACATTTGGGCATGAAGGGCGCCCGGTCTATAAGGCGATTCGAACTCAATCGCACAACCGGATTATTAACAAGGCTATCGAAAAATCTGGCGACAGCATTCCCGCTGAAGGTGAGAAAAAGGTCGCTGTCTTTTTAGGCGGCGGCAGCGGTGCCGGCAAAACAACTGGCTTTAAATCGGGAATTGAAAGCGGCGCAATCCCAGATCGCCAATATGTGAACATCAACCCAGACGATATAAAAGAACAGCTTTCAGATTACAAGACAATCAAGCGCGAAGGAGACTATCGGGCAGCTATGCAAACCCACGAAGAGTCTTCAGACGTTGGGGATCTTTTGCTTGAGCGCGCTGTAAATGACGGTCGAAACGTTTTGATTGACAAAACAATGGCAAATCCTGAGAAGAATTTGGCATTAATGGAGTTGTTGAGGTCAAAAGGCTACGAGATTCAGTTTATGGGGGTCTCAGTTGACGCAGGAACAGCTGCAATGCGTAACCTAGGGCGATTCTATAACTCAGGTCGCATCCCTTTCCTACAGGCAATTGGGAGGACTCATAAGGGATTTAACGCAAATACCCGAGCCTATCTTGAAGCTGCAGATCAAGGCGTCATTATGGATAATTCCGGCGGGTCTTTAGTGATTGCAGCGCGAAAAGGTGAAGACGGCTCAGTCGAAGTATGGGATCCGATGGTCTATAATATGATCTTAGAAAGAGGTAACTTAAATGAAGAAGCAAAAACAATCCGAGAACTTCGTGGATCCTCGGTCACGAATGATAACCCCGGAGATTATGGCGAAAGCCCGCAAGGAAGTGGAAGCGGAGGAGCGCAAACGGAAGGGGCCGCCAGTGGTCTTTCTCCCGAACGACTAAGAGAGCAGCGAGCTGCTGACCTTGGTTTCAGTGATGAAACCTTCTTTCACGGATCGACTCGGGATTTCACTGAATTTAGCGATAAATTTGGCAATCCCGACAATCACTACGGTCTCGGTCATTACTTTACAACGAGCCTCGAAGACGCATCCGACAACTACAGCGGCAGTGGCCCTGATTTAAACATCAGGCTCGAGACTGTCGCGGAAAGTGCCTTCCCCGATCTTGAAGGTAAAGACGGAATCGATGCAGCTAGAAAGCTGCTTGGCGTCGAAAATGACGGTGTTGTTTACCCAGTTAAGCTTCGCACAGATAAGGTTGTGCGCGTTGGCGATGATGATGCTTACACTCTTGATGGCGAAAGAGAAACTTTCTGGGAATTAGATCCTTCTGATCCAGATGAAGAAATCTTTGACCCATCCGGGGAGTTTATGGATGTTCTTGAAGCAACCATCGAAGCTGCTGACCAGTGGGGCGTTCCAGATACTAATGAGCTGCAGGGAAAACTTTTAGAAGCAGCTATGGATCAGGAAGGCATGGGCGCTTCTGAGTTTGAAAAAATCTTGCGAGACCATATGGCAAACCTTGGTGCAGACGCATCCCCCGGAACAGTTGTTTCTCAGGTTTACCATGATCTTGGATATGACGCTATAGATATGGACGCCGGCGTGTTTAAAAACATGGACGGTGTAGAAGGGCAGCGACACTTCATAATTTTTGATCCAACCAGAATAAGATCTATCCACGCCGAGTTTGATAAAAACAAAATCGACAGCGCAAACATTTTATCGAGTGTAGATAATGGCAATCGAAAACGCAGATATTCTTAATAAAGAAATCCCGCAAACCCCCACCGAAACCCCGGCACCCGCCGGGGTTTCTGCTTCTGGGGAGCTTGAAATTGATTCTTGGATGGATCAACCCTTTGGAGATTCTGAAGAAGATCAAGTTTTAGTCGCCGGTCTGGGAAATGTAGCTCGCGCTATTGCGCGCCCGATCACTACAGCCATTGGGATTGGCAAGGCAAATATGGGGGATGCGGTTCCCGAAAATCTCCGATTTAAAAATTTACCCAAAACCGAAGATGACTTTTTCATCAAGGTTGATGTTAATGAAGCGATAGACCGACCGATTCGAGTTGATGGTGAAAAGCTCGACACTCCAGAGCTACGCCAAGACAAGATTGACGAGCTTGACTCCCTTCTTAGCCAAGCGGATTACCAAGACTTTGATACAACGAAATCTTGGCAGCTAAACCCCCAGAACATAACTTCGGCTGAAGATTTTAATAAAGCTCAAATGGCGATTGCAAAACGCTATCGCGTCGAGATAGATAAACAGCGGCGTGGAGTCGTGACCGAAGAAGAGCAGCTCAAGCTTGCTAGGGTTTTTTCCAACGATCCTGAGTTTGCGAAAAAATTTATGACCACTGGGCCGGGAACCGCGTTATCTGCTGAAGAGCTTAAAGCTGCGCGTTTCCTTGTTTTAAAGTCTGCCGAAAATCTAAAGGCTTCTGCGACTAATTTTAGACGCCAAGCAACCGGTGATGATTTACCAGTTGCTGAACTAGAATTTTTGCGGAACTGGAACATTCACAAAGAGTTGGTTGTGAAATGGATGGGCGCCAGAGCTGAAGCCGGTCGCTCACTTCGTGCAATCTCCGGGCAATCTATCGGAGATATGAAAGATCTATCGCAAGCGCATATCGATGAGCTGACCCGACATTATGGGAGCGCCGCTGATGTTGCGCGCCTTGCTGATCAAGTTATGGCAGCTCAAGGATTGATTGGCGTCAATAAGACGGTTGCTGCCCAGAAGTCGGGCATAAGTAAATGGGGCGCGGCAATTGCCGAGAACATGACAGGATCAATTCTATCCGGCCTTTCTACTTTCGGCGTCAATTTTTTTGGCAACGGTTTGATGATCGGTCGACACGCCACTCATCTTGCTGTCGCAGCTCGGTTAGGGCGTTGGACAATGGGAGATGCTGCTGTTGTCGAGAAGGGTGAAGCAATGGCTTATTTAATAGGTTCATTCGCATCTTTCAATCGAGCGCGCCAAGCTTTCGTCATTGCATTAAGAACCGGCGAGCCGTATGGCGGCACCGCGAAATTTGAAGGTGCAAAAGATAAAGCAATTTCTGCAACCTCTCTGGGCTACGACCCAAAGTCGGCTGCCGGCGCAGCGATCAACGTTTATGGTCATATCGCTCGCGCACCAATGGAGAGAATTCTCGGCCCGACAGATGCGCTATATAAAGTAACGAACGAAGGTGGTCACTGGGCGCAGCTCGCGTACCGGCAAGCTGCTAAAGACGCAAGAGCTGAAGGGTTGAGTGCTGCCGAGCAAGATGTCCGGTTGCAGCAGTATATGGCAAACCCGGATCAAGATACGTTGTTAAGGATGAAAGAATTTGGTGAATACCAGACTTTCACAAACCCCCTCGGTGAATGGGGTCGTTCAACTCAGAAAATGCTAAATCAGTTCACACTCGGAAGATTGTTAGTTCCGGTTTTTAGAACTCCTGCACAGATATTTAAAATTGGATTTCTTGAAGATACGCCGCTTGGGTTTCTTTCACAATCAATAAGAAAAGATTTATATCCAGAGCCGGAAATCGGCAAAGCGCAATTGAGCAGTGAGCAGATGGAAAGAATGCAAATGGCTCAGTCTCGAATGACTGTTGGAACTATGACGGTCGCAACAATCGGAGTACTCGCAGCCAATGGATATGTAACAGGGTCGGGGCCGAAAGAATTTGGCGCTCGGGACGCAACGCGAGAGGTTGTACCTCCCCGCTCTTTTGTGGTGGAGCGTGATGAGTATGGGAATCCATCCAAATATATGTCTTTTGATCGGTTAGAGCCTTTCAGCTTGCAGATTGGATTGATGGCTGACTTTTATGAAATCTTACAAGCTTCACAACACATGGATTTGGATGAATCTCAGATGGAACAAATCATGGATGTTGGAGCTGCACTCACGTTAGGCGTCTATGAGAACACGATCAACAAGACTTATATGCGGGGAATAAATGAAGCAATCAGCGCCACTCAAGATCCCGAACGATACCTAGAACGTTGGCAAGCTTCTTTCATTAACGCGCAATTGCCGCTGTCTGGAATCCGGCGAGATATTCGCAAAATGATTGATCCGATGATGCGAACAACTGAAACACTGTTAGAGCGTTTAAAGAATCAGCTTCCCTATTTTTCAAAAGACCTTCCCGCCTTAGTAGGGATTCACGGTGAATATATTCCTTATGACCACCTCATGAATCTACCGCTAAAGACTAAAGAGGTTTCAGATGATCCAACCTTCCAAGAGTATAACCGTCTGTTTGAATCAACTCGGATTCCCCCGGTCACAAAAGGAACTGCAATTATTGGTGGGCATAAGTTAAATGCACAGCAGAAGCATGATTTCCAAATCATTTCAAGAAATGGAATAAAGCTCGAGCTTGATGATCAGAACAATGTTATCGGCGCTTCTTTACCGTCTTATGACCCAAACGCAAATTGGAAGGAGCGAATAAAGCCCAAAGGTAGCGGGGTGACCTTTGCAGGAGCTATTCAAAACTTAATGATCTCGGATCAGTACAACTCACCAATGGTGACGGACTATGCGCGAGTTGAGATGATCAAGAAGATCCAAAACGGATTTGATCGAGCAGCGCGAGAGTTTTTGAAAGCAGAAAACCCAGAAATTCTAGATGCTGTTCTTTTGATTCAACAAAACGAAGCTAGAAGAATGATGGGAAGAGACGCAGCAGATCAAGCTTTTGAAGATGCCGGTGTCGAAGTATTAACGCCGAAAAGTGAACAACCCCTTTTTAGAAATTAAGGCAAAAAAATGACAGTTTCCACAACGACATCAAAGGTCAGTTATACAGGTAACGGCACGAACGACACGTTCGCTTATACCTTCAAGATCTATGCTGACGGCGATCTCGAAGTCTACGTTGGCGGGGTCAAGAAAACACTCACAACGCACTATACGGTCACTAACGCCGGTACAGCTTCTGGCGGGAATGTGGTGTTCACGACCGGCAACATCCCGGTAAACGGTGCCATCGTAGTCATTGCTCGAAGCTTGGCGCGCACCCAATCAAACGATTGGAACGATTATGATAGGTTTCCCGCAGAAACACTCGAGGACTCTGTCGACCGGCTGACGTTTATAGAACAGGAACAGGACGAGGAAGCAGCTCGGTCGATTAAGTTCGCTTTGACGGTAACAGATGTCGGTAACGTTGAAGTCACCGGCACAGCGGCTGAAAGGGCCAACAAGGTGTTCGGTTTTGATGCCGCCGGCAACCTGATCACCACGGTTGAGATCGGCAACTATGAAGGCGACTGGGCAGCTTCAACCGCCTATGTGACGCGCGATATTGTCAAAGACACCTCAACGGATAACATCTTCATTTGCTTAACGTCACACACCTCAAGTGGCGCGCAACCGCTTACAACGAACACTGATTCCGCGAAGTGGGCGCTGTTGGTCGACGCAGCTTCATCTTCAACCGATGCAGCGGCAGCCGCCGCTTCAGCAACCGCAGCTGCCGGCAGTGCAACAGCCGCAGCCACTAGCGCGACTTCAGCCGCTACCAGTGCGACAACAGCGACAACGCAAGCATCTGCGGCCTCGACGAGCGCAACGGCGGCAGCATCAAGTGCATCGTCAGCTTCAACAAACGCGACCGCAACAGCTGCCGATGCAGTCAGCACTGCCGCCGATAAAGTTGCAACAAACGCTGATGCCGTTTCGACAGCTGCCGATGCTGTCTCGACCGCAGCTGACGCAGCGACCGCAACCACGCAAGCTGCAACAGCAACGACTCAAGCCGCAACAGCAACGACTCAGGCCGGTAACGCTGCGACATCTGCAACGGCGGCGGCCACGTCAGCAACCAATGCTGCAACAAGCGAGTCGAACGCTGCCACATCAAAAACCGCAGCTGAAACTGCAAAGACGGCAGCGGAAACAGCGCAAGCTGCGGCAGAGGCGGCACTCGACAATTTCGATGACATCTACCTTGGAGCGAAGTCGAGCGATCCCACGGTGGACAATGACGGCGCAGCTTTAACTGCCGGGGATCTGTATTTCAACACTTCGACAAATCGAATGCGCGTCTATGACGGTAGCAGTTGGGCAGACGTTGCGCTCGACGCTGCAACAGTCGTTGCCAAAACTTCCGCTACCGGATCAGGACAACTCCCCGCAGGAACCACAGCACAGCGGGATGGTTCACCGTCAGCGGGGATGATTCGCTACAACTCAACGACAGCCGGGTTTGAAGGCTACGGATCAGCATGGGGCGCAATTGGTGGGGGCGCGTCAGGCGGGAACGGTGAGGCGTTTGTCTTTGAAAATGAAATTACCATCTCTGAGGATTACACCATGACGACAAATTTTAACGGCGTGAGCGCGGGGCCTCTCGTTATTTCGGGAACCATAACCATCCCTAGCGGATCAACTCTGGTAATCGTGTGATGGGATCAATAAACGTAAACGCAATAGACAAAGAATCAGGCTCAACGCTTACGTTGGGTGGGGCAGGGACAACCGTTGCAGTTCACGCATCTGCTACGACTTCTGGATTTGATAGTGGTCTTGCTTCGGTGCAAACCTTTACTTCAAGCGGAACGTGGACAAAGCCGTCTGGCATTACAAAAATAAATATAACAATAATTGGTGGGGGAGCAGGTGGAGCAGGGGCGACTAATCAATACGGCGCAGGGTCGGGCGGAGCAGGTGGAACAGTAATTAAATATGCTCATGATGTTTCTTTAATTTCAACCGCAACAATAACAATAGGTTCTGGAGGTGTGGGAGCACTCTCTGCGGTTGGTACTGATGGGGGCAATAGCACTTACGTTGACACATCTTTGACTTTAACGGCGGGCGGAGGAGATAGCGATCAAGTTTCCCATGGTTCTGCATCTGGTGGCGATATAAACCTTGTTGGGGAAGCCGGAGATTGTCCTCATTTTTATGGTTATAACTTAGGATCAAAAGGCGGAAGCACAATATTAGGTGGCGGTGGAGAAATGGCTTATTACGAATTTACCGGTCGAGATGCAGTTGGATATGGTTCCGGAGGTGGCGGGGGCGGTAGACAACAAGGAACAGGCGGTTCGGGAGCAAGCGGAATTTGCATTATTGAGGAGTACAAATAGATGAAATACGCAATCGTTAACTCTGGCATCGTTGACAACATCATTGAATGGGATGGCAGTTCTGAATACAACGTAGACGGCGTTTTTATTGAAGCAGATGCTAACGCATATATCGGCGGTGTTTACGCTGACGGCGCATTTGTAGCACGACCGCCCGAACCCGAACCAGAACCAACTCAAGCAGATTTAGATCGTCAAAGTGCAAGAGATAAATTGTCCGCACTAGGTCTTTCTGACGCAGAAATTAACGCACTGTCAGGAGGTCTGTAATGTCCAGTCTACTTAAAGCAAATTCAATATCAGCCGCGACAGGAGCCACGGTCACGATCCCATCAGGCACGACTCTCGACATTGCATCGGGTGCGACGATTGCAAACAGTGGAACTGCTTCTGGGTTTAGTAGCGGGTTTGTTTCTTATGCTCTTATTTGCGATCAGAAATCATCAGGCACTGCCGGAGGCACATTTGCAAATGCTTTGTGGCGAACCAGAGATTTGAATACAAAAATTGCTGACCCCGATGGCATTGTTTCAATTTCAAGCAATCAATTTACTCTTGGAGCGGGTTCATATCTTATAAAGTGGTCTGCGCCCGCCGCAAGAGTTGGTAGGCATAAAGCGGCACTTTATGACGTTACAGGAACAGCGTACATCGAATATGGAGATGCACGATGGGGTGATACTTATGACGGTGAATCTGATCCTTCGACCGGAATGGCGCGAGTAACTCCTAGCGGGTCTAATGTTTACGAAATACGTCACCATTGTGCAACTGGGTACGCAACTTATGGGTTTGGGTTCGAGGGTGGTGCTGATACTGGTAACGTTGTCGAAAAATACACTTTCGTCGAAATTTACAAGGAGGCGTAATGGACATTAGTCTTTGCATTATTCATTTAGGTCTTAACGCCAATCAATATCGATTAAGCCAGTCAAACACTCCGCATGAGATTATTGAGTGGAGTGGTTCTGATCCGCAACCAACACAAGCAGAACTAGAAACAGCATGGTCTGAAATTGAACAAAGCGGGTATTTACAAAAAGAAGAAGATTATTCAAGAGCAAGAGCCGAAGCATATCCATCTTGGCAAGAACAAATGGACATGATGTTTCACGATCAAACAGAAGGCTCACGCACTTGGTTAGATGCCATCGAAGCCGTCAAGGAGGCAGACCCTAAATGAGTGAAGTAAAAGTTGACACGATCTCCGAAAGAACTTCTGCTAATGGAGTTGTTGTTGATGGGGTCACAATTAAGGACAGTGGGCTAACGATTCCTAGTGGTGGAACGATTACTAACAACGGTACGGCTAGTGGGTTTGGGTTATTTACAAGTTATGCAATTATTTACGATCAAAAAACAGTAGGTACGAATGGCGGAAGTTTTACATCTGGAGCATGGAGAACAAGAGATTTAAATACTGTTCATGCTGATCCAGATTCAATAGTAACTCTTTCTGCCAATCAATTTACTTTAGGTGCGGGAACATATTGGATTGAAGCATTTTCAACTGCGGCTTATATTCAACAGCATCAACTTGCAATTTATGATGTAACTGGAACTACGCTTTATCCCGGAATAAATAATTTTAGTCAAACTGGTGGAGATCATTGGGGATCTGTAATTGTCAGTATGAGACATACTGCTTCTGCGTCTAATACTTATGAATTGCAACATAGGTGTAGAACCACAAAGACTAGCACTTCTGCGTTTGGCATTTCACATGGTGGTTACTGGTCGGATACTCCAGACATTTATTCCGTAGTTAAAATTTTTAAAGAGGCTTAATCATGGATATTAATATTTGCATTAACAGATTAGGTCTTAATGGAAACCGCTACCGACTTAATCAGTCTAATCCTCCACATTATTTTATTGAGTGGAGTGGATCAGACCCACAACCAACAGAAGCAGAACTGCAATCGGCGTGGGATTCTTATGTTGCCGAACAACCCGCTACCCAATACCAACGTGATCGTCAGGCAGAGTATCCGTCTATTGACGAATTGATCGTTGCTCTATGGGAAGGCGTGGTCGAAGAACGCATGGCATCTGTTACTGCGTTGGAAGCGGATCGACAGGCGGTTAAAACAAAGTATCCGAAACCATGATCAAAGCCTTCGCGCTGACAGCCGCCTTGATAGGCGGTTTTTTTTCGTCTGCACATTCGCAACAACCGATGCCCAAGGGTATGTATGAGTTCGCCGCTCCAATGACGTTTATGTGTGTCGACTCGTTCGTTCGGATGATGGAGATTCTTGAAAAAGATTACCGCGAAATCCCGATGGTGATTTCGCACCTCACTCCATCAATGAGCATAATTCTTTTTGTCAATCACGACTCAACCACAAGCACCGTTGTCGTAACGAAGCGCACCAAAGAAAAAGAACAGGCTTGCATAGTTTTCGGTGGTGCATCTAACGGCACTTCGTTTTCGTTAAACCCTAACCCAACCTTTCCGGTTGAAGCGAACTTTGAAGGTTGACAGACATATCCGAAAAAGAAATCGGACGGCTTATTGAAAAGGTTGAATCGACTGAAAGAATGATGCACGAGATGACAACGAGAATGACAAATCTTGAGGCGCAACTGCATACCCAAAGAGGCTTGGGGATTGGATTGTTAATTGCAATTACCACAGTTACAGCATCTGGCGCTTCGCTTATCACGAGGTGGCTAAACGCATGAATATCCCAACCTATTTAATCGGCGCAATCATTTTTCTTGTCGGTCAAACGACCGGCGCGATTTGGTGGGCGTCATCACTTTCAGCCGAAGTCGAAAGGCTCGGTGGAATACAAGGCGGTCAACACACCGCTCAGATAAACGCTCTTCAAGAAGATGCACAGAAGTGTCAGCTTGAAATTCATAACCTTCAGAAACTTGTAACAGATCAAGGCAATCTGGCAACGGCTATCAAAAGCGTTGACGTAATGGAATTTCGCCTTGAGTCAATCGAGCAGATGCTCGACAAAGTTCTTGCTACAAAAATTAGATAAGGAGATAAAAGTGCCAAAAGTTGGAAATAAGAAGTTCCCTTACACGGCAAAGGGCAAAAAAGATGCACAGTCATACGCGAGCAAAAATGCAAAAAAAGCTAAATCAAAAAAGTGAATGAAGATCTTTGAACACAACCACGCCAAAGGTAAATATTGGCAGCACGCAAAAAGGGCCGGGTTTATCTCCGGCCTTTTTATTGGTAGCGGAGTAGTCGGGATAGCTCATGCCGTTTGCCCGTGGTTCCTCCCTGAGTTTCTGACTGAGGCAAACAAACGGATCTCAAAAGAGCTTGATCAAAAACTTTGTGAATGTCCGGCTGATGATTGATCCCTATAAAGGTTTGAACGAATGGCTCAACGAGCTTGATCAAAAAACTAAAAAAGTATTCTTTATCCTTATTGTGGTTGGGTTTGTCCTAATGATTTCAGCTTGCTCGTCAATGAAAGAGATGGCGTGGACTTCGGGAGCTGCACTCGCTACCGGCGCCGCAGCTTCAGTTGTGACCGGCACCTTGCCGGCAGTCGCAGCCGGAGCTGCTGCCGGGGGTCTTACCGCCGCGGTAATCTCTGACGCACCCAGTTCATTGCCGTCAGCTCCAGAACAGGCGACGAGCGGGTGGGGCGCACTGGCGGTGTTGTTCGCCACTAGTGGCAAATGGCTCGGGATCTGCGCGCTTGCTTTCATCGTTCTTGGTTGGTTGGTGCCTTCACCCTTCAAGCTGAATAAGCGTGACACCAAGACTGGTTGAAGTTGTTTGGGAAGATATTGCCCAAGATGCGTCTTGGGCGACTGACACAGATTGCGTAACGGTCACTAGCGTCGGCTATCTGGCTGAAGACAGCGAGAAGTATCTTAAGATAGGTGGGTCAATCACAGAAGATGGAGACATTGCCGGAATTCTCGCTATGCCAAAAGGCTGCGTAATTCTAGTCAAATTTCTGTCGAGAGAATCGACGCCATAATAGGTGACCCATGAACACCGAAAATTATCCTCAAACTATTTTTGAAACCCCCGGACTCTGCACAACAATAATGAAAATAAACCCGAATCCCATTCCCCCGGCGGGGCAATTCCATTCGCAGCTAATGAGCGCAAAATCGAAAGCTCAAGTAATCGACATCCTTTGCGCCCGAGGTTCTGCCGCCGGATGGTTCTCGGATATGCCTGACGGCTTGTTTGATAAGCTCGATCAGATGCGTCACACCAAAGGTGAAGCTGCGTAAAAGTTGTGACCAAAGTTGTGACCAAAATAGAACAACCCCAAGCAGCTCCAAGCAGCTCTAAGCAGTTGCAACTCCTAGACAGTCGCAAAAAACACTGTAATAATAGACTCCGGCAGGAACTTGCCAAGGTTGGGGTCGCGAGTTCGAATCTCGTTTCCCGCTCCATAAAATCAACGACTTACGTCTGATCTGTATTAGTGGTTTCTGATATAGACCCCAGTTGTGACCAAAGTTGTGACCAAATCAGGCATAAAAAAACGGACGTTGCTAAGCAACGTCCGTTTCGAGGGGGGAGCTTCTAAGCTCTTCGAGCGGTAAGACTGACCACGTTACTGACAGCAGCTTCAGTTCTGGTTCTGGTTTGTTCCATCTTATCCATCTCGACCCATTCGTAGTCCTCGGGAACGTCGAGATACCGGAGAGTGGTTTCAAGCTTTGAATGCCCGGCCCATTTCATTGCCAGATGGATGGCAACGCCGTTGTTGACGCAATCGCTGATGAAGGTGTGCCTCAGTCCGTGAAGCGTTCCGCTCGATTTGATTCCGGCTGCTGACTTATCCACTTTAAAGACTTTCGACCAACGATCCTCCCGCCAATCAGGTAAAAGACGATCACCGGGGAGGTTAAGGGTTAGGATCTCAAAATAGGCCGCTAGAGCGTCTGAATTGAGCGGTATCGAACGAGCTTTGCCGGTCTTGGTATCCATCCCTTCTTCGAGATCGTGATCCACTAGCACCCTTCTTTTATGGTTAGAGCCGATTATGTCTTGCTTTCGAAGGTTGGAAAGCTCTTTGCGGCGAAGCCCGGTGTTAGCGATGAATTTCCAAAAAGCAGCGTGGGCGGGGTTTACTTTATAAAGCTTGTCTAACTCGGCGGCGGTGAAGATCTTGATCTTTTTCTTGACGGTCTTTGAATTGGATGCGATCACCAGTTCGCCGACCGGTGAGGTCTGACAAAGATTCCATCGGTTGCCTTCCTTCTTGCCACCGGTACGAGCTGCCCGGTAAAGCGAGGCTTTGATGTCCTTCCATTCGTCTTTCACGGTTTCTGGTGAGACCACCTTTAGGCGGTCGACTTGCCAAGCGTTGAACGCGGTATTCCAAAGATCAATCGTCGCAACATCATCTGCAATGGTTAGATTGCCGAAGTAGGGAAGCGCCGTTTTGCAGTGCCGTGTAAAGTGTTCGTGACCGGCTGCGCTGTAAACTGTTGCGCGCCATGTCAGAAGCTGCGGGAGAAATTCAGAATAGGTCATCACACGTTTCGGTCGAGCTGCCGGCTCGATAACAGCAATGCCGGATTTGGCAAGCTGCTCTTTTGCTTCCCACTCTTTGCAAACTTCTTCAGCTTGTTTCTTGGTCATGCGTGAAGCTGACCCCAAATATTTTACTCTAGGCAGAAGGTTGGTTTTGAGCCACCAGTACCCTTTGCCTTTACGCTCGTCAATATAAACACTTGCCATTAACTTGCCTCCGGTAATTGTCTCTCAAGCATTCTGTAGGCCAATACAAGTTCCGTGTAATGTTCCCACCTATCTAGGTCATCAGCATCAGCGCCGACTCCTGAGTCTTTCAAGAATTCAAGGCTTCGCTCTTGCATCTTTATTGCGGATTCGAGAACCCACATTCCGGATTGAGCCGAATCAGCCTCAGTCACTCCCTGCTTTAATACTAAAGTTCTCATTAACTTGCCTCCATTGCTTCGAGCTTGAAAGACATTTCGAACATCCGGTCGACCGCGTCCCAAAGGATTAAGTGCAACTTATCGTTCGGGTTCTCCAAATAATTTTCGCGGTAGTCATCAATCGCTTCTTCGATCTCCGAAAGCGCCCGGAGATCAAGGTCTTTTTCGACGTTGCTTCTTTTCATTTTTTCTCCTCTTTTTTTAAGTTGATCGTGGTGGTTTCTAAGATGTCAATATCAATTAAGTGTCCGTCATTGTTGCCATAGTCTTCATAAAATCGGCGCTCTTTAACAATGTCGAGCTGTACCGCGTCATCTTCTGAATCTATCCAAGGGCTGCCGTCATTTTCTTCAATAACTTTTTCAATAAGTTTTATCTGCTTTTTGACTTCGGATAATTTCTGATAAAAATCGACCTCGATGATGTCGCCGTCTTTATTGATCCATTCAAACTTCCATTCGGTTGTTTGTGTTTTTTTGTTTTTCATTGCCATATCTGCATAATAGGGCATTGCCCTAGTTACCGTCAACAATTAATTGATAGTGGTCTGACCAAAATTTAGATTTGTTTTTCTCCGAGCTTTATCTTGAGCAGCTCGAGATAGCCGGGTGGCATGGTGCGGTGGGATGAGACATCGGGCGACTTGCGCCACGACTCCACGGTGCCGCGCTCGACGAGACACAGCTCGGCGATGGCCTGAGTAGTCAGGCCATGCTTCTTGATTAGACGCATCAGCGTCGAGCGAGATTTCGCGGTCATAGGCCGCAGTGTAACTTTGGACGCTGTCATTTTTCAATTCACCCATTTCCAACCCGGAGCCGGGGCAAGTCCATCAAGCTCGGTCGTATCCGAAATTGTGATCTTTTTGTAGTCAGAGAGTCGAACGTCACCGAGTTCGGTTTCGTATCCGTACACCACCGCTTCAGCAAGATCCGGATCGTTATGATCGTAATCCGTAACGTAGACCTCCCAGAAATTTTTGAGGATGATGTGTCGCACCACGTTCACGGTGCCAATTCCATTTTCACTTTCCATTTTCATTTAAGCTGCCTCGTTGGTTTCAATTTTCATCTTTTCTGCAATGCCGTCTTCGGCGAACTCTTTAGGGCGATGTTTATTTTCGGCCCTGATGATTGAGTTCATTTCTTCAATCGCATCGTTGACCGACCCGGCAAACTGTTCAGGACTTTGAAGATCGAGGTTAGTAAGGTTCGTCCAATCCTTTCGAAGCCCGGCGACTCGCGACCGGTTACGGTCGTTCCATCGAATGTTTACTTCAAGAACTTTGTTGTCACCGGTGAAACTACTGCCAAGATGAATTTCATAAAGGTATTCGATGTCGCCGTGAATCCCACTGGTGATCTCGTAGTTTTCATCACTCGCGAAACTAACAAGAAGTTCATTCTTTGTTATCATATTTAGCTGCGCGTCGATAAGTTTTTGAGCAATGTCTTTGCCGGTCTCGGCAAGATAGCCGTCCCAATGACGGTAGAAAATTACCCGGGTTTTGCCATCTAGAATTACGATGTTTGATCTAGTACTCATTCTGTTCCTCGGTTGTTGTTTACTGCCATGACTGCAGTATGGGGCTTTGCCCTAGATAGGTCAATGCCCTAGCACAACTGGTCAGACCATCAAGCAGAAAGGTGCTTTTCTATAGCGGAAACTAGGTCTGTTTTGCGGTACAGCTTTTTCCCCATGAAAGGGAAAGTCGGGATGCCAAGCTTTCGGCGGTTCCTGATGAAGTGGGTGTAAGACATCCGGCAATACTCCGCAGCTTCTTTGCCGGTCAGGTAGTCATTACTCATACAACATAAACCGGCGTCACAAAGCGATTGGTTACCCGGCACTTGCGCTTCTGAGCTTCTTTAACCTTGCCGGATTTTTTCAATCCATTCACGCGACCTGACACTGCGTTGATTTCAAGACCGGTCAAACGGCTGATCTCTTTAAGGGTCATGTCTTCAGCAAACATCGACTCGCCGAGACACGCGAGGATTTGATCTTCTTGTTTGAGCGTAACGCCGGCTTGTTTGATTTGGCGGTACACCACGGTGCTTGTATTTCTTGGCATGGTTGATCTCCTAAAATGGGATGTCATCGTCAAAGGGAACGCCGTTGTCAGGCGGCTTGACCTCGAGGATCTCTGCGCCGGGCGTGAACGCCGCCATCGCTGTTAAGTAATGGGTATCGTTAACGAGCTTGTCAGGGTCGAGCCACTGCAAGTCTTTTGAAGTAAAGTCGCGATCGCTCCAGTTGTTTAATTCGCAATTGGTAAAGGTTTGATCACCACCATCGAACTGATAGGTGATTCGGTTTCTTTCCTTGTCCATCTCTTTCACGGTCGCCCACGGAATCAGGTCAGGCTTGAACAAATGTTTCGGGCAACCTTTCTTCTGGTCCTTCATGCTGATCTTTTTGTTGTGGAACTCGCAGCGCCAAACACCGAAGTCTTTTGTTTCCATTGTGTCGGGGTCGACCACTGGTGTTGAGTGCGCGCACGTTCGACAGTTTGCTTTGGCTGTTTTCTTCTCATGGCAAAGCTCGCTAAACTGACACCACTTACACTGAAAAAATTCGGGGTCTTCCGAAAGGCGGGGCGGCAGCTCGTTAGCTTTCAACAGCCTTGATGCTTTCTCGAACGCCTCGAGGAAATCTTTCTTGTTGAAGTTGGTACGCACACTGATCATGTCCCGACCGCCGGCAGTGCAGCAGACTAGGTAATGCCGTTTGAGTTTGGTCAACCCCATGTAGAGCTGCGCTTGGGTGTAATAAACCTTTGACCATTCTTTCAGTGCTTCTTTCTCGCCATGCTTCACGAGCAGCCGCTCGAGCTTACGCATCCGCGCATCGCCCACGCATTTGACCTCATAAACGTGCCAAGTCTTTGGCGCTTCCAGAAGTCCTAAGACAAGTCCGTCAAGGTGACCGCGCAGATGCCCGGACAAACTTGCCACGCCCCATTGCCGTCCGTCTGGCCCGAAGGGGCGAAGGTCGACACCGGGTGTTGCTTTGAATCGTTTGTTAGTGAGATCCTCGGTTCGGTGTCCGTCATCAAACTTCATCAAGGTCGATGCCGGGTGAATCTCTTGGGACGCCCACCAAAATTGATATTGGAGCTGTCGCTCGCAACTAGATCCAAGACCGCTACATTGAACATATCCACGCAGCTCGGTGTGATGATCTTTTTGCATCTGATCCATCACCGCCGCGATTGTCGGGTACTCGTTGACTAATGCCATTTTCTCTCTCGGTGAAAACCCCGCAGCTCACAGACCAACCATGCCTTATTTTTCACCACAAAAAATTGAGCTGCGGGGTTTCATTAATTTGTCGTGGTTGAGTTGTTGGTGTTGTCGCTGTTGTCAGATTCGTCGTGCGTCCCGCACTCGGTGCCGGAGCAAACGTCAGCGGTCGATCCACCAATCTCAACGCAGCCCAACATCATGTGAAGGCAGACAATGATCAGGCAACCCCATCCAATAAATTGCATCCAGAACCACCGATACTTTGATTCCCACTGTTCACGAGTTAAGACGTTTCGATTGCTTGCTTCTTTTGTTTTTGTTTCAGTCATGTTGAATTTTTCCGAGCGACACTGAGCCGACATAGGTGTTGTCGCCAACAGTGAGAGAGTGATGCGTTGAACAGCCGGCGAGCAGAAACACAACGAGCAGTGCGATGTGCGCCATGATGATGGCCTCCCATGTTAAAAGTTTTGAAAGT